TGGGCACGTCCATGGATATGATCCAGAACGCGTACCAGGGCTTCGCAAAACAGAACTACACCATGCTGGACAACCTGAAGCTGGGCTACGGCGGCACGAAGACCGAGATGGAGCGACTGCTGGCCGACGCTCAGGAGCTGACGGGCGTCAAGTATGACATCAACAACCTGAATGACGTCTACCAGGCGATCCACGTGATCCAGGAGGAAATGGGGATCACCGGCACGACTGCCAAGGAAGCCTCCGAGACTCTGGAGGGCTCCATGGCTGCGGCCAAGGCTGCCTGGGACAACTTTATGAACGGATCGAGCGACGCCGACCAGCTGGCCGACGCCTTCGCTACGGCTGCGGACAACATCGTCAACAACCTGGCCGAGATCGTCCCGCGCTTCGCTGAAACGCTGCCGGCTCTGGCTGGCGCCATCGTGTCGCAGATCCCGGATCTGGCCGCTGCCATTGTGCCGGCCGTTCTCTCTGCTGGCCAGAGTATTCTGGAGCAGGCCCGTGACGCCGTCCTCGACTTTGACTTCGAGGGCATGGCCGAGATGGTCGTGGAGTCCATCACGGACTTCATCAACGGCGACGGCCTCCGCTCCTTCCTGGGCTGCCTGGTGGATATTTTCACCGGCATCGTCAACGGTATCAGCTCCATGCTGCCGACGCTCCTGCCGGCTCTCGTCGAGCTGATCGCCTACACCGTGACCACCCTGATCGACCAGCTGCCGGCGCTTCTGGACTGCGCTCTCCAGCTGATCATGGGCCTGGCCGATGGCATCCTCGCCGCGCTTCCCGTTCTGATCGAGGCGCTGCCGGAGGTCATCAGCTCCATCGTGCAGTTCCTGATCTCGGCCGTCCCGCAGATCATTGACGCCGGCATCGAGCTCCTGATGGCACTGGTGGACGCCCTGCCCGTCATCATCGACGCGCTGGTAGACGCCCTGCCTCAGATCATCGAGGCCACCGTGACGGCTCTGATCGCCGCAGCGCCTCAGATCGTCGAGGCTGGCATCAAGCTCCTGGGCGCCCTGGTCGAAGCCATCCCGGTCATCGTGGTCGATCTGGCGAAGGCCGTGCCGGACATCATCACGGCCATCATCGACGTGCTGGCCGAGCTCCCGGATCTGATCGGTGAAGTCTTCGCCGAGATCGTGACGGACCTCGTCGAGTGGGGCACGGATATGGGCAGCAAGGCCCAGAAGCTGATCAGCGACCTCTGCACAAAGGTCTCCAACGTGCTGAGAAACCTGCCGGGGCAGATCTGGACGCACCTGGTCAACGCGGTCACGAGAGTGGTGCAGTGGGGCCAGCAGATGCTCAGCAATGCCTCCACGGCCATGAGCAACCTGCTCAGCAAGGTCAACAGCATCATCCAGCAGCTGCCTGGCAAGATCTGGACGCACCTGGTCAACGCAGTGACCAAGGTCGTGCAGTGGGGCCAGCAGATGCTCAGCAACGCCTCGACCGCAATGAGCAATATGCTCAGCAAGGTCAACAGCATCATCCAGGAGCTGCCCGGAAAGATCTGGACGCACCTGGTCAATGCCGTCAATAAGGTGGTGGCGTGGGGCCAGCAGATGGTCTCCAACGCTTCGACCGCTGCGAGCAATATGCTCAGCAAGGTCGCCAGCACGCTCCAGCAGCTCCCGGGCAAGGTCTGGGACTATCTGAGCCAGGCGGCCCAGAAGGTCGTCACCTGGGGCACTCAGCTGGCTCAGAAGGGCGCCGCAGCGGCGACCCAGCTGTTCAACTCCATCGTCAACGGCCTGGCAAGCCTGCCGAGCAAGATGGCGGAGATCGGCAGCAACATCATCAGCGGCATCTGGAACGGCATCAGCTCCGGCTGGAGCTGGCTGACGAATAAGGTCAGCAGCCTGGCCAGCAGCCTGCTGGACGCTGCGAAGAACGCCCTCGGCATCAACTCCCCGTCCAAAGAGTTCGCGGACGAGGTCGGCCGCTGGATCATGCCCGGCGTGGGCAAGGGCCTGGACAAGACCATGCCTGCAACGCTGAAGGACATGGAAGCCAAGGCCGGCGAGCTCGTCAGCGCCATGCGGGCCGAGATGTCGGCAAGCGCCGGACAGCTCTCCGTCGGAGCTTCGCACGCTGCGGGGCTGAGGATGGCAGGCGCCGGCACTACCGTCTACTATGACAATCGCATGGAGCAGAGCAACACCTACAACGTGCCCGTGGCTACTCCTTCCGAGGTGGCCAAGAAGCAGCGCGAGGCTCTGCGGAACATGGTCGGAGGTGTGAAATGACAGTAAACACATTAACCATCGAGCTGACCTGCAACGGCAAGACCCTCAGAATGGGCCCGGGCGAGGACATTGACATCACTGCCGTGTCCGGCCTGGAGTCCTCCGAGGTGGAGATCAGCACATCAGACAACGCCCTGGTGGACGGGGCGTCTGTCGATGGCAAGAAGATCAAACCGAGGCCGATCCACATCGAGGCCAGCTTCAGAAGCAACAAGAACAACCCGGAAAACCGGGCCAAAGTAATCAAGTTTTTCAATCCGAAGTACACCGGCAAGGCGCTCATCACCAACATGGGCGTCAGCCGCAACATCGAGTACGAGCTGGAGGGCTGGACCTTCGCAGCATCGAAGAACATGGACAGCAAGCTGAAGATCCTGGTGGATCTGATCTGTCCGGACCCTTATATGCTCAATGTGGACAACTTCGGCAAGAACATGGCGAACATCACGCCGTTGTTCTCTTTCCCCTGGATCTCCCTCAGCAAGAGGATGGAGACGGGCAAGCTGGACTACAAGCCGGAAGCCCGTGGCCTTCTCCTGGGCGGCAACACTGCCGGCTATAGAACGCTGAAGAAGGAGGTCGTGCTGAGCAACGACGGAGACGTCCCGACTGGCGTCCAGATCCAGTTCATCGCGACCAGGGGCACCGTGGTCAACCCTAAGATCACAAACACCGGCACGGGCCAGTTCATGCGCGTGAATGTCACGATGCAGACCGGCGACGTGCTTCTCATCGACACCAACGACCGGCACCAGGTCATCACTCTGAACGGCGTCAACTACTACCAGCACATCGACCGCCGGAGTGAGCCCTTCAAGCTGGACGTGGGCGACAACTATCTGGAGTACGACGCGGATGGGAACTACACCAACCTGGACGTCAATCTGTTCTACACTCCGAAATATCTGGGGGTGTAAAGCATGAATTTGATCATCCTCGACCAGAACTTCGACACGCTGGGCGTCGTCAGCGTGTTCAATACCCTCATCTGGGACCGCCGGTATTATGCCTCGGGCCTTTTTGAATTACACACTCCCGCCGAGTTTTTCGCGCTGATGAACACCGGCCGCTATCTCTACCGGAACGACCGGGACGAGCTGGGCGTGATCCGCGAGGTCAACTTCGCGAGAGACGCCAAGGGCGCCCGGACGGCCTACTGCAAGGGCTACTTCTCCGAGGAGCTCCTGAACGGCCGCGTGCTCAACACGCAGATCAGCCTCACCGGCACGCCGGAGGTCATCGGCCGGAAGATGGTGGACCGCTACGTGATCAACCCGACCGACGCCGACCGGAAGATCCCCCAGGTCAAACTGGGCGAGCTGAAGGGCATCGGCACGAGCGTCACGGTCACGGCCACCGGCGACAACCTGGGCGACAAGCTCTACGAGATAGAGAAGACCCAGGAGCTCAGCCACCGGCTGCGCTACGACTACCTGAACAACGACCTCATCTTCGAGGTGTGGAAGGGCAAGGACAGAACGGACGACCAGACGGAGAACAGCTGGGCCATCTTCTCGGATAGCTTCTACAACGTCAAGAACGCCGTCTACGACCGGGACGAGTCCGAGTATAAGAACTTCGCCTACGTCGCCGGCGAGGGAGAAGGCTCCGCCCGTGTCATCGTGGAGGTGGATCTCCGCAGCAGTGCGGACGAGGAGCGTCGGGAGCTCTACGTGGACGCCCGGGATCTCCAGAGCACCTACCAGGACGACGCCGGCAACGAGCACACGTACACGGCCGACCAGTACAGGGCGCTGCTCCGTCAGCGTGGTCTGGAGAAGCTGGCCGAGTACCAGAAGATCGAGACCGTCAACAGCGACGTGGATCCCAACGCCAACCTGACCTATGGCGTGGACTTCGACCTGGGCGACCTCTGCACCTACCGCTACGCAGACGTCGGCATCGAGACCACCAAGCGGATCACCGAGATCCAGGAGGTCTACGAGGGCAGCAAGCAGACCCTCTCCGTCGTCTTCGGCAATGACCAGATGACCAGCATCACGAAAATCATCCAAAGGGAGGTATTTTAACATGGCCATGAGATACGGCTATTTTGACTCGGAGATCACCGGCGTGGACTCCGAGGGTATGCCTATTTTTGACAGAGCAGAGACGTCGGAACTGTTCCGCCTGCTCTTTTCCAAACTGCTGACCAATGGCGTGCTGGCCAAGCCTGCCGACTGCTTCAAAGTCGTGGCAGGCGACACCGGCCTGAGCGTTACGGTCCGCCCTGGCTTCGGCCTGATCAACGGCGCCTTCGCCTACGATCCCGCCCCTGCCACCTTCCAGCTGGCCGCAGCTCCCACGAGCTACAGCCGCATCGACCGCGTCGTGCTGCGCTGCAACTACCTGGAGCGCCTCTGCGAGATCATCGTGAAGACCGGCACGGCAGCGGCAACGCCCCAGGCTCCGGAGCTCATCCAGCCCGTCAGCGGCGACTACTACGAGCTGGGCCTGGCGAATGTGACGATCAGCGCCAACCAGACCGTCATCACCCAGAGCTCCATCAGCGACACCCGCCCCAACAGCGCAGTCTGCGGCTACATCACCCAGTTCATCGACAGCATCGACACCGAGGCCTTCTATGACCAGTTCAATGCCTTCTATGCTGAATTTGTGGCCAAGTCCAACGCCAGCTACTCCCAGTTCGAGCAGATGGCCAGGGCAGCCTATGACGGCTACACGGCCGCCATCGACGAGTACATCGAGGCGCTGGAGAACAAGGGCAACGCAGACCTGACCGCCATCACGGAGGATCTGAAAGAGTTCCAGCGCACCAGCCAGAACGCCTTCAATGAGTGGTTTGCCACCGTGCAGGGCCTTCTGGACGAGGACGTGGCCGGCGAGCTCATCAACAAGACGAGCAACCTGGACGAGCGCCTGACCGCGCTGGAGTACATGATCATCCACAACGATCTGTTCACTCACATCGTTGACGATGACGGCAACCCGATCCTGGACGACGATGGCAACGCGATCATCGGCGACTGGAAATATAAAACCGCATAAGGAGGAACATTATGCAGATTGACGTAACAAACGGCAAACGCTTCACCGAGTACGACGCGCTGGCTGCCGTGGCCAGCGAGGAGGACGTTCTCCTGGTACGACTCGCAGACGGCACAGGCGTCAAGAGGATCCCCCTCAGCGCCATCAAGGCCTTCATCAACGGAGACCTGACCACGCTGGAGACTGAGGACCAGACCAGCCTGATCGCCGCCATCAATGAAGTCCTCGGCCTGGCAGGCACCAACGCCGACGACATCAAAGCCCTGAAGGGGCTGACCGCAATGCTCGGCCAGACCGGTGCATCCAGAGCCAACTCCTTCATCTACGAGCACAGCCTCGGCACCAGCTTCACCGCCGAGCAGTCCGCCGACATCCGTGCCGGCAAGTTCGAGCTGGTCCGCACCGGCGGCTACTGGACCATCAACGGCCGCAAATACTGGGCCGCCCATGCAGACTACCGTCTGAACTGCGGCGACACAGCGCTGACCACTCACCATATGCTGGTCATCCCCGACAAGTCCTTCTATAACCACGTTATGAACGACGCCAACGACACGACCGGCTCCTACTACGGCAGCAAGATGAAGACCTCCGGCCTGGCTGATGCTCTGGCCACCATCAAGGCCGACTTCGGCGCGGATCACATCCTGACCCACAGGATCATCCTGCCCAACGCTGTCAGCAACGGCGCCAGCTCCGGCTGGGCGTGGTACGACAGCCAGATCGACCTGATGAACGAGAAGATGGTCTACGGCTCCCACGCATGGGGTGGCGGCTCCCAGAACGGCTACGACACCGGCATCGACAAGAGCCAGCTGGCTCTGTTCCAGGCACGCCCGGACCTGATCACGAACAGAGAGAACTGGTGGCTGAGAGACGTCCAGTCCGCGGCGCCTTTCTGCGGTGTCTCCGGCCACGGCGGTGCCTACTCCTGGGCCGCCTCGACCTCCATCGGCGTCCGCCCGGCTTTCCTGATCTATTGATCAAAAATCCCGGCCCCTTGTGGGCCGGGTAAATCTAATCAAGGAGATAAGATAGCGTGTCAGACATCCCTAAAAGTAAACGGGCCCATTCTAATCTGGAAGCGCACCACCAGGCTCTCGCAGTCCGTCGGATGATCTCCGTGGAGCTGCTCAGCAGCTTCGCCTACAGCGAGAAGAAGCTGGAGGCGGCCATCAAGAAGCAGACCGCGCACATCCAGGACCCGGAGCACAAGAAGGACGTCGCCGAGGCCATCCGCAGCCTGGAGAACGACTACGCCTGCTGGTTTATCAAGAGACACCGCGACCGAGTGGACGATCTCGCCTGCGCCATCGCTCAGCACATCAGGGCGGCCAATACCATCTGGCCCTCCTACCGTGTCGAGTACCTGGACAGACGCGACGAGCTCAACCAGGCGCTGAAGTGCTGCAACCAGCTCCAGGACGAGCTCCAGTACATCGCCGAGGCGCTGCCGGCTGACAAAAACCGGTATATGAACATCGTGCTCGAAGTCGAGAAGCTGTTCAACATGGTGAAGAAGCTCCGGCAGTCCGACAACCGCTTCCTGAAGCACCTGAAAGATTAACACCCTATAGGGTGGCCTCTGTTTGTGCCGTCCAGTCCGCGACGAATTTCTGCAATGTCAACAACAACGGCAATGCCAACAACTGGAACGCCTCGAACTCCATCGGCGTCCGCCCGGATTTCACAACCGCACTACATTCTACGGGCAAGCTCCCGCGTGCGGCTATGGGAAAGGAGAGGCCATCCGTCCAGCGGGATCAGCTGGTAAATGCTAACCAGGACGCTCCCGGTTACGACCGATGGGGCTATCGCGTGGTTTTTATGAATGTATTTTATGATGCAAATTTAATATACGACGCCGGCACCAAGGCCATGAAAAGCAGCAAATTCAAACGCAGCACGCAGATGTTCGAGATGACGCAGCTCCTCACCACGGCCCACATCCGGCGCGACTTTATGAGCGGAGACTACCGCCCAGACCCCGGGAACAAGTTCCCGATCAACGAGCGCGGGCATCAGCGCTTTATCACCAGCAACACCATGGTGGACAAGACCGTCAACCACCTCTTTTGTGACGAGGTCCTGACGCCGGCGATCAGCAAGTACCTGATCTACGACAACGGCGCCTCGCAGAAGGACAAGGGCGTGGCCTTCCACCGCCGGCGCTTCGAGGCTCACCTGCACCAGTATTACATGGAGCACGGATCCAACGAGGGCTACATCCTGCTGGTGGACTATTCTGGCTATTATGCCAACATCCCGCACGACAAGTGCATCGAGGTCCTCGACTACTTTCTGGAGCGCGAGGTCGAAGATCCGGAGACGCTGCTGATCTCTGAGATGCTGACGCGCCTGATCTTCAAGACCTTCGAGCAGGACGTCTCCCGCTTCTCCGACGAGGAGATCGCGGCCATGATGGCCGGCAAGGTCAACCCGATGCTCAACTGCGGCGTGGATCCGGAGCTGCTGACCGGCGAGAAGATGCTCAGGAAGGGCGTGGACATAGGCTCGCAGCCTTCCCAGAACATCGGCATCATCTACCCGTACCGGGTGGACAACTATGCCAAGATCGTCAGAGGCATCAAACACTACGCCCGCTACACCGACGACTTCTATGCGGTCTCAGACTCCAAGGAGTTCCTGGTGAGCGTGCTGGAAGGCTTCAGGAAGGAGGCGGCAGAGTATGGGCTGATCATCAACGAAAAGAAGACCCGGATCGTGAAGCTCTCCTCTCAGTTCAGACACCTGCAGGTGTGCTACTCACTGACGGAGTCCGGCCGCCTGATCCGGAAGATCCACCCGAAGAACATCACCCGGGAACGCCGGAAGCTGAAGGCGTACAAGCGCCTGCTGGACGCCGGCCGGATCGACTACCCAACCGTCGAGAACTCGTTCAAGTCCTGGCTGGGCAGTCACTACAAAATTATGTCACACGACCAAATCTACAACATGAGCAGCCTCTACTATGAGCTGTTCGGAAGGAGACCAAAATGGAAAAAAGGACATGGAAGATTACACTGGCTGATGGCACATCCCTCGACGGCCTCGACCTCAACGGGAACAACTTCATCAGCTCCACCGCTGTCACCGAGGACACCTTCGCCGGCAAACTCTCCAGCGTGACCATCGAGGGGCCCGACGGCACCGAGATCCACGAGGACATGAAGCTGGTGCAGATCACCAAGGTCAGCGCCAAGGCCTACTGGTTTATCCTGGCCGATAAGACGGCCGAGGAGAAGCAGAAGGAAGCAACCGACGCCAGGATGGCAGAAATGGAGCAGGCCATGAAGGCACTGCTCACAGGGGAGGTATAACACTATGAACATGACACAGACCGCACTCGAAATGCGTACCGCATTGCAGTATTTTGTGGCCAGCCTGGACGCTGAGACCCAGCTCGACCTGATGCTGGAGATCCCCTCCGTCTATCCCGCCTACACCGTGGGCAAGGCCTACAAGACGAAGGACGTCTTCTCCTACGGCATCAACGCCGTGGGCGATCCTCAGCTCTACCAGGTATTGCAGGATCACACCAGCGCCGCCGAGTGGACGCCTGACGCTGCTGTCAGTCTCTACAAGGCCATCGGCGTGACCGAGACCGGCTACCCGGTATGGGTACAGCCTCTGGGCGCGACTGACGCCTACAACACGGGCGACATCGTCAGCTACAACGACGCCCTCTACATTTCCACCATTGACGGCAATGTGTGGAGCCCCGAAGCATACCCGGCAGGCTGGAAGGCCTACGCCGAGTAAATAAAAACAAGGAAGGTACACAAGCATGAAAACTGGAATTTGCACAGCAGTGGGAGTCGTGGGCGGCTTCATCGCCAACCTTTTCGGAGGCTGGGACGCAGCTCTGACCACGCTCCTGATCTTCATGGGCGTGGACTACGTCACCGGCCTCGTCGTCGCCGGCGTGTTCCACAAGTCCCAGAAGTCCGCAGACGGCGCCTTGGAGAGTCGCGCCGGCTGGAAGGGCCTCTGCCGTAAAGGCACGACTCTCCTGGTGGTGCTGGTAGCCTGCCGCCTCGATCTGGTCACGGGCTCCACATTCATCAGAGACGCGACGATCATCGCCTTCATCGCCAACGAGACGCTCAGCATTATCGAGAACGCCGGCCTGATGGGCGTGCCTATCCCTGCCATCGTGGTGAAAGCCATTGACATCCTGAAACAGAAGGCAGAGGGCGACGCTAACACCAGCCCCGGCAAGGAGTAAGCCATGAAGGCGACAGGGTCCTCCACTGAGAGGACCATCTGGAACTATTTCCGCTGCAAAGGTTTCAGCCCGGCCGGTGTGGCCGGGCTGATGGGCAACCTCTACGCCGAGAGCGGGCTCAATCCGATAAACCTCCAGAACACCTACGAGAAGCGCCTGGGCCTCACGGACGCCGAGTACACGGCCGCCGTGGACTCCGAGAGCTACTCCAACTTCGTCCGCGACAGCGCCGGCTACGGCCTCGCGCAGTGGACATACTGGAGCCGCAAGGAGGCCATGCTCAACTACGCCCGGAAGACCGGCGCGTCCATCGGCGACCTGATGATGCAGCTCGACTTCATGTTCCAGGAGCTGAAGGGCTACGTGGCCGTCTTCCAGGTGCTCCGGACAGCCCGGACCGTGAAGGAGGCGTCCGACATCGTGCTGACCAAGTACGAGCGCCCGGCCGACATGAGCAACGCCGTCAAGGTAAAGCGGGCCGGCTTCGGCCAGGCATACTATGACGCCTACGCAAACACTACAGCAACCCCAGAGAAGGAGGAGATCACCATGAGCAACAGCCCTCTGGTAACGTACACCAACATCACCAAGAACAAGACCAGCCCCCGCAACCACGCCATCGACACCATCACGATCCACTGCATCGTGGGCCAGTGGACGGCGAAGCAGGGCTGCGACTACTTCGCCACTACCGACCGCGAGTGCTCCGCCAACTATGTCGTCGGCAAGGATGGCTCCATCGGTCTGTCCGTCGATGAGGCAGATCGCTCCTGGTGCACTTCCAGCCGCGAGAACGACAACCGCGCCATCACCATCGAAGTCGCCAGCGACACCGAGCACCCCTACGCCGTGACCGACGCAGCCTACGCCGCACTGATCAAGCTGGTGGCCGACATCTGCAAGCGCAACGGCATCAAGAAGCTGGTCTGGTCCACCAACAAGACCGACCGCGTCAACCACGCCAACGGCTGCAACATGACCGTGCACCGCGACTACGCCAACAAGGCCTGCCCGGGCCAGTACCTCTACGACCGCCACGGTGCCATCGCTGCGGCCGTCAATGAGATCCTGGGCTCCGGCACTACCCAGGCACCGGAAGCGGCTCCGGAGCCCGTCCAGGGCTTCCCTGCGACGCCCTTCACTGTCCGCGTCATCATTCCGGATCTGAACTACCGCAAGGGCCCCGGCATGAGCTACGCGGTCAGAGGCCAGACCGGCAAGGGCGTCTTCACCATCACCGAGGTGCAGGACGGCTGGGGCAAGCTGAAAAGCGGCGCCGGCTGGATCTACCTCGAAAATCCTGACTACTGCACCATCCAGGGCGTCGCAGCAAAGCCGGCCGAGCCGGATCCTGCCGACGTGCTGGCGCAGGAGATCGCCGGCAAGGTGAAGGGCTCCGGCCTGGATCCCGCTGACGTTCTGAACAGGACCAAGAAGATCCTGGGCGTGGCATGATCGCCCTGATCAGCGTGGCGGCTCTCATATTCCTGGGAGCCTGCTGCGCTGTCACAACAGCCAGCAAATACATGATAGACTAAGAGAGCCCCGGCACCCGCCGGGGCTCTTTTGCTTTATACGGCAATTCTGAGGACGACATAGTCCCGCAGCACGATGATCTTCGGGGTTCGAGTACCGTCGCGCGGGCTCCACCATTCGGGCCGTACTCGAACACGTGAGTGCGGGCCCTTTTCTCGGATATTGTAAAATATCAGCGCCTCATCGTTGCGGAGCTCGACTCGGGCGATGAACGTGTCAACCAACCGAGCGCGGAAGTCGTCATCCGTGACGTCTCCGACGCGGAAGGAGCGCAGCCAGGCCTCGACCACCTCATGGGTGAGTCGGGGCCTTTTTATTTCTGCCCGCTGGATCTCCAGCACCAGCTGCTCCTCCTCTTCCTCCAGGGCAGCCAAACGAGAGACCAGGCCACGGGCCCCGCCTTCTTCTATCGCGTCCAGCAAGTTCCGCTGGCGCTTTTTATTTGAGTCAAGACGCCGACGCAATCCCACCACGGGATCGTCGGCGTTTTCCTGTTCCTGGACTTCCAGGATCCGGACGGTCAGCTTCTCGATCATGTCATCGGTCAGCATATCGTTCACCGTGGCCAGGATGATCGCGTCCTCCAGCTGGTCCTTCGGGAACGGCTTCAGCTCGCAGGCCTTCCCGCGCTTTTTGTCTCCGCACTTGTAATACCGGTACACTTTCCCCAGCTTCCCGGTGCCGGTCTCTGCATTGATCATCGAGCCGCAATACCCGCAGAACATTTTACAGCTCAGCAAATAGTTCACCTTCGCCCTCCCCGCCGCATTGTTACGGCTCGTTTTGAAATGCTGGGCCGCCTCCAAGAAGGTCGCCTGGTCAATGATCGGCTCCACATTCAGCTTCACGTCCTGGATGTAAAACTCGCCCAGGTATTTGTTATTCCGCAGCATACGATAGACGACCGCATTGGAGACCGGCTTCCCGCGTCTGCCCATGATCCCACGGTCGGCAAACATCTGGACGATGTCCCGGAGCTGGCCGCCGGCGATGTGCATCCGGAAGGCCTCCCGGACAGCGGCAGCCTCTCGCTCGTCGACGATGATGTGACGCTCGGCGTCCACCTTGTAACCGATGGGCAGAGACTGGCCGCAATACTGGCCCTTCTTCGCGGTCTCCTTCATGCCTCGGATGACCTTCTGCCGGAGGTCGGCGGAGTAATACTCGGCCAGACCTTCCAGAACGCTCTCCAGGATGATCCCCTCCGGGCCCTCCGGGACGCTTTCCTTCGCATACAGCAGTTTGACGCCGGAGCGCTTCAGAGTCAGCTTGCCGAGGGCGATGTCCTGGCGATCACGGCCGAAGCGGTCGATCTTCCAGACGATGACGCAGTCAAAGCGGCCCTTCTCAGCGTCCCGCAGCATCCGCTGGAACTCGTCACGGCCGACGACACTCTTGCCGGAGACTTTCCGGTCGGCATACACTTCGATGATGTCGATCCCGTTCTCCTCTGCATAATATTTACAATCTGCCACCTGGCCCTCGATGGACTGCTCAGTCTGCCGGGGGCCTGGTGAGTATCTGGCATAAATAACGCCACGCATGGCCTCACGCTCCTCTCTGGGGATCTGTTAGATGTGCAGGATCGCTCTGATCGCTGCCTGAGTCTCAGCGCCGGCGTGCCGGTATGCTTCGATCAGGTCGATCTCGGCCAGCGTGACGGCCAGGAACTTATTGGCAGCGGGATCTGTCTCGTCGCCGGCCGGCTTCTCGATCTTATCGGTGAAGCCCAGCAAGTAGTTCATGTCGACGTGGAAGATCTCAGCCAGGGCCTCGATCATCTCGAAGCTCGGCTTCCGCTTTCCGTTCTCATACTGGGAAATGGTCATTTTATTCAATCCAACGCGGTCGGCCACGTCCTGCTGGGACCAGCCCCGCTCTAATCTTAATGATTTAACAATCTGAGAAAACTCCATAAATCTGTCCCCCTGAAAAAAATGTTTATTTTCCTCTTGACAATTATAAACTAAGAGTTTATTATAGTCAATGTAAACTATGAGTTTACGCAAGAGAAAAGCAAAGTAAACACCACCGAACAGGAGGACACACAATGAATATTTACAAGATCACCTTCACCCGCGAGAACGGCACCCAGGGCGCTGACCACTTCACCGCTGCCACCGAGAAGCAGGCCCGCAAGGACTTCAACGAGTGCTACCGTCACGGCACCGGCGTCATCGTCAGCGTCGAGCTCGTCCGTACCGACGCCCAGGCCACCAAGCAGCAGGAGCGCGATGCTCTGGCCAAGATCCGCCAGATCGTCGACACCCTCGGCCCTGAGTCCTACCTGGCCACCGCCTTCGAGGGCTGCTTCGACCTCGCTGCTGAGAACATCGAGAACGACTGGGGCTGCTCCATGGCCGACCGCGTCCGCCGCGCTGAGAAGCGCGCCGCAGAGCTGGAGGACAAGCTGGCCGAGTCCGTGAAGGACTACGAGGCCGCTCATGCTGCCGCTCATGCGGTCGCTGAGGAGAAGGACGCCGAGATCGCCAAGCTGAAGGCCCGCATCCAGGAGCTGCTGGAAGACAGCAAGCGCGGCTGCGAGTCCATCGGCGACCTGGCCAACCGTGCCGGAGAGGCCCAGCGCCGAGCTGAGGCAGCCGAGGCCGAGGTCATCCGCCTGAAGGCCAAGCTCTACGACTACATGACAAGGGAGGGCTGATCATGAGCAAGATCTCCACCATCACCAGGATCACCAGCACCGTGCTGGACAAGTACCGCAATTCGATCCCGCGCAAGGCGTTCATCGACGCCATGGAGCGAGTGGCCGCCGAGGCCATCACCTCCGGAGAGACACAGCTGGGGGCTCCGGTCCCCGGCATCGAGCTCCTGAAGCGCTCCGACGCCACAGCTGGCGAGCTGGCCGATCTGATCTCCGGCGCCTGCCCGCCCTTCCCCCAGGGCTTCAGCGAGGTGCGCTGCGACGAGCAGAGCTGCCGCGCCTGCTGGCTTGCATGGCTGACCACGGGAAAGTCACCCAGCTGCAAGGAGGTGGCGGACTGATGGGCGCATATATGAGAAAGACGGGGATCCTCCCCGTCTGCACCAATAACGAGGCCCGGGACTACTTCGCCAGCAAGGGCCTCACTTACGCCGACGTGACTGAGGGCGACATCCTCACCCTGGTCATGCTCCTGAACAAGCACATCAAGAAGGCCAACGCAGACTGCGAGACCTCGATGGGCTCCATGTACCTGAGCCGCCGGATCGACCTCAAACGGAAGACCAACGGCACCCTGATCAGCTGCTTCCTGTATGTCAATAGCCACTACTTCGAGCGCCGCGAGTGCATCAGCTTCAACGCTGACGGCTGGATCGGCTTCGCCGGCTGGGCAGACCAGGGCAACACCAACCCCATATTACGAGCATTTATTGAGTGGTGCGACCTGCTGGCCACCACCGGAGAAAAGGAGGACACACAACCATGACCCGCTTCAAATTTTATTCCAACTACCTCGCCTGCCTGCTGGGCACCCTGGTCGCCTTCGAGCTCTGCTGGATCGGCGCCAAGTACGTCATCGAGGGCGAGGTGGTCCACACCTATCTCGACCACTTCATCGCCGTGTGCGGCTCGTTCTATCTGACCCGCGACACCATGAAGCTCTGGCTGAAGCTCCAGACCAAGAGCCAGAAGGTCCAGCACTAACAAAGGAAGGAGGCAAAGCATGACCGCAAAGACTATCGACGCCCAGACCATCGGTGAGAGACTCCGCGCTCTGCGCGGCTCCCGTACTCAGAAAGAGGTCGGCGAAGCCGTGGGCGTGACCGCCATGGCCATCTCTCAGTTCGAGCGCGGGGAGCGCGTACCTGCTGACAGCACCAAGATGGCCCTGGCCGCGTACTTCAAGACCACAGTGGAAGCTATTTTTTTTACATTCTAAGTAAACTTTAAGCTTACTTTTTCAAAGGAGGACACACATGGGAAGAAAGAACAGACAGCGCAAGCCGGAACCCTTCAAGTGCTGCGAGACCTGCGCCAATATGCAACCGATCGGCGAAGGCGACCACATCTGTGACGCCTGCTGCAGCCATGATGGCAGCCCGACCGCTCTGATCCTGGAGAGCTACATCCCGGCCGCCGACTACTTCATCTGCAACGGCAGAAGCTGGACACCGCAATGAGGAGGGCGCCATCATGGGAAATGAAATTGACTTGACGATGCTGGCCCGTTCAGCCTACCGGGCGATCCTGCGGAGCATGGAGAGCGAAGACGAGGCGCCGGAAGCTCCCGAAGACAAGGAGGACACCCGTGGCAGTTAGGCGGGGGGGGGGCATGAGCCAGGAGCCTCTGACACCGGAGGAGCAAGCCTTCGCAGTCCAGCACCATCACCTCGTCCTGGAGTACCTGCGGATCAGGCAGCTGCCGGTCGACGACTGGTATGACGTCGTGATCTTCCGCTATCTCCGCTCCGTTAGACGCTGGCACACCGAGCTGGAGCTTCACTACTACAGCTTCAAGACCATCGCCTTCAAGGCCATGCAGTCGGCCATCGGAGGCGAATATGCAAAACGCAGCCGCCGGATCCAAGCGGTCAGCCTGGAGGACCCGATCCCCGGGACCGATGGCATGACCTACGGCGACACCATCACATACGAGAACATAAGGAGGATGCTATGAAAATCAGTTACAACGTGACGCTGCCCGAGCGCAAGACGTTCAGAGGCGGCCAGAGGAGTGAGGATCTCGTTGCCATCGAGAGCTTCCTGAAAGGAACCCAGAAAAACATGGCCATCGAGTACGACACCCCGGAAGAAGCAAAGAGACGGCTCGGCGCCATCCAGGCGTTCAGACGCAAGGATCCCCTGGGCGATCTGTTCGAGATCTACCGCAGCGGCGCCGGCCTCTACATAATCCGCCTGGACCCGAAAACGGTCAAGGCCAAGAAGGAGGCGAGAAACATGGCAGCACAAAAGAACTAAGGCCCCGGAGACAAGCCCCGGAGCCCCAGAAGAACACACCCCAATTATATCACAGCTAAGGAGGAAAATCAAACCATGAAGATCAAAGTCGAATTTGAAAGTCTGGACGAGTTCAAGGAATACATGGGCATCGCGTCCCCTTCCCTCGTCGCAGTACCCGCTCAGGCCGAGCCTGAGATCACCCCGGAGCCTGCACCTGCTGAGGCCGTCCAGGAGGCGCCCCAGGAGGCCCAGGAAGCACCTGAAGCTCCTAAGCCTAAGAACAACACCAAGAAGACCCAGAAGGCCGCCCAGGCGGAAGCTGAGGCCGCTCCTGAGCCCGATCCGGAGCCTGAGCAGCCTGCAAAGGTGACGGAGGACTTCCGCATCGCTGTCCGCAAGCAGCTGGCCGCCCTCAATAAGAAATGCGGCCGCAACCGCGCCGCCGAACTGATCAACGAGCTCACCGGCAAGGGCAAGCTCACCGAGGTCGATCTGGCCGACCTGCCGAAGCTCATGGAAGCAGCAAAGGAGGAAACCAATGCCGAGTAAACACGCCCGCTGCTCCGCGTCGGCCGCGCATCGCTGGATCAACTGCCCCGGCTCCGTCGCTCTGTCTGATCAGTGCCCGGATCCCGGCTCCAGCAGCTACGCCGACGAGGGAACAGTCGCCCACAACCTGGCCGAGCTGAAGCTCCGCCACGTCCTGCATGAGATCACCGACGCCCAGTACAAGAAGCGCCTGGCCAAGATCCAGCAGGACGACTACTACAACGGCGAGATGGACGAGGCCACCGACTTCTATGTGGACACCGTCCTGGAGGAGTTCGCCGCAGCCGGCGAAGGCGCCGAGCTGATGATCGAGCAGCGCCTCGATCTGACCCAGTGGATCCCGGAGGGCTTCGGCACTTCCGACGCCGTCATCATCGGCGGCAATATGATCCAGGTCATCGACCTGAAGTACGGCAAAGGCGTCAAGGTCGAGGCCAAGAACAACCCGCAGTTCCGTCTCTATGGTCTGGGCGCGGTCGCCCTGTTCGGCGATCTCTACGACTTCGACACCGTGAAGACCACGGTCGTCCAGCCCCGCCTCGACCATGTGGACAGCGAGGTCGTGATCCTGAAGGAGCTGCTGCTCTGGGGCGAGGAGGAAGTCACGCCCCGCGCCATCATGGCCATGGAGGGCTCCGACTACTTCGTGGCGGGCGACTGGTGCCGCTTCTGCCCGGCGAAGGCCCGTTGCCGCAAGCGTGCAGAGTTCAACCTGGAGCTGGCCCGGATGGAGTTCCAGAAGCCCCCGCTGCTCTCCAACGAGGAGATCGGCGAAGTGCTGGCCAAGGCCGACCACCTGAAGAAGTGGGCCGAGGAGGTCAGCGAGTACGCTCTGGAGCAGGCCCTGGCCGGTGAGCACTTCGACGGCTGGAAGCTGGTCGAAGGCCGCAGCAACCGCAAGTACGCCGACGAGATCCAGGTGGCCGACAAGCTGAAGGCCGCCGGCTTCGACGAGGCGATGCTCTACCAGCGCAAGCTCTACGGCATCACCGAGATGGAGAAGCTCGTCGGCAAGAAGAAACTGGCCGCCACCCTGGGCGACCTGCTGATCAAACCCGCAGGCAAGCCGGTCCTCGTGCCGGAGTCTGATAAACGCGAAGCCATCAACACAACCGAAGCGGCCAAGGCCGACTTCACCACCGGCGACGACGAGGTCGCGCCGTTCTAAATTAAGGAGGATTATAAAATGTCTACTACCAAAGTTATCACCGGAAAAGTTCGTTTCAGCTATGTGAACATCTTCAAGAGCCGCGCCTTCCAGGCTGGCCAGGACGCCAAGTACAGCGTGTGCCTGCTGATCCCTAAAGAGGACAAGGCCACCATCAAGAAGATCAAGGCAGCCATCGACGCAGCTGTCCAGGACGGCATCAGCTCCAAGTGGGGCGGCAAGAAGCCTGCCAACCTGAAGCTGCCCCTGCGCGACGGCGACGCCGAACGTGCCGACGAGGCTCCTGAGTACGAGGGGATGTACTTCCTCAACTGCAACAGCACCCAGAAGCCCGGCATCGTGGACAAGGATCTGAACGAGATCCTGGATCCCGACGAGGTCTACTCCGGCTGCTGGGGCCGTGCCTCCATCAACTTCTTCCCCTTCAACACCAACGGCAACAAGGGCATCGGCGTCGGCCTGAATAACATCCAGAAGCTGAAGGACGACGACCGCCTGGGCGCTGCCCGTGCTTCCGCCGAGTCCGACTTCGGCGGCGACGACTTCGAGGACGACGAGGACTTCTAAGGAGGACATACAGATGCACCGAGTTATGGGCGTGGATATAGAAACCTATAGCTCCGTGGATCTGACCGAGGCGGGCGTCTACGCCTACGTGGAGGCGCCTGACTTCGACATCCTGCTCATCTCGTACATCTTCGACGACTGGGGCGAGGACGACGTCAAGACCATCGACTGCTTCGATGCTGATCCTGACATGATGGCCGAGTTCTGCGAGGCCCTCCTCGATCCCCAGATCGTCAAGACCGCCTTCAACGCGAACTTCGAGCGCACCTGTCTGGCCAAGTGGCTCCAGAAGCCCATGCCGCCAGAGGAGTGGCGCTGCACAATGGTCAAGGCGCTGACGCTGGGCCTGCCGGGCAATCTGGCAGGCGCCGGCGAGGCGCTGGGCCTTCCTCCCGAGAAGCTAAAGGACCCCCAGGGCAAGGCCCTGATCCAGTTCTTCTCGAAGCCGTGCAAGCCGACCCGGACCAACGGCCAGAGGACGCGCAACCTCCCGCAGCATGACCCGGCCAAGTGGCAGCTCTACAAGGGCTACAACCGGCAGGACGTCGTGACCGAGCAGGAGATCCTACGGAAGCTATCCATCTACAAGACACCGGAGTCAGAGCAGGAGCTCTGGGCTCTGGACCAACACATGAACGACAACGGCGTGGCGCTCGACATCCCCATGGTCGAGAAGATCGTCGAGTATGACACCCGGCGCCGGCAGGAGCTCCAGGAGGAAGCCCAGGAGCTCACCGGACTGAAAAACCCGAACAGCCTGGCCCAGCTGAAGCGCTGGCTCGCAGAGCAGGGCGTGGAGATGACCAGCGTCACCAAGGACACCATCGCCGAGGCGCTGCGAGATCCGGAGCTCCCAGACGTCGTCCGGAGAGTGCTGGAGATCCGCACCGCCCTGGGCAAGACCAGCGTGGCCAAGTACAGCACGATGCTGGTGGCACACTGCCAGGATCACCGGCTGCGAGGCATCCTTCAGTTCTACGGCGCCAACCGATCCGGGCGCTGGGCCGGCCGCCTGGTGCAGACGCACAACCTGGCCAAGAACACGCTGCCGGATCTGGCTCTGGCCCGCGAGCTGGCGGCCGAGGGAGACTTCGAGACCATGGGCACCCTGTTCGGCGAGACGGCCTTCGTCTTCTCCGAGCTGATCCGGACGGCCTTCATCCCATCCGAGGGCTGCCGCTTCATCGTCTCCGACTTCTCCGCCATCGAGGCGCGAGTCCTGGCATGGCTCGCCGGCGAGGAGTGGGTCCTGGAAGCCTTCCGCAACGGCAAGGACATCTACTGCGAGACCGCCTCCATGATGTACCACGTGCCCGTGGAAAAGCACGGAGCCAACAGCCACCTCCGCCAGAAGGGCAAGGTCGCCGTGCTGGCCTGCGGCTACCAGGGCGGCGTCGGTGCCATGAAGCGCATGGACAAGGGCGGCAGCATACCGGAGGACGAGCTCCAGAGCGTCGTGGACCAGTGGCGGCAGGCTAACTCCAACTCCGTGAAGCTCTGGAGGACCTGCGAGCTGGCAGCGCGGACAGCCATCGAGGAGCACCGCACCGTCCGGCTGAAGAACGGCCTGGCCTTCGGCTACATCAACGGCAACCTGTTCATCAAGCTGCCGGGCGGCCGGAAGCTCTGCTACTGGAACACCCGGCTGAAGCTCGACCCCCGCGACGGCCGCGAGCACATTGTCTACATGGGCGTCAACCAGGAGACGAAACAGTGGGGCGAGACCGAGACCTACGGCGGCAAGCTGGTCGAGAACATCGTCCAGGCCACCGCCAGAGACTGCCTGGCCATCTCTATGCAGAGGGTCGCAGCTCTGGGCTACAACATCGTCATGCACGTCCATGACGAGATCATCGTGGACTGTCCCATCGAGGACACCGGCGCCATGGAGAGGATCAACGCCTGCATGGCTGAGCCTATCCCCTGGGCGCCTGGTCTGCCTCTGAAGGGCGACGGCTACGAGACACCATTCTACATGAAAGACTAAGGAGGACACACAAATGAAAATCACCCGCACCATGACCATCGACACCAACGAGATCCAGATCGGCGACCGCATCGAGGTCGGCCATTATACCGCCACCTGCCAGAAGCTGGTCGGCGAGGGCCTGGCCCTGTTCCTGCTGGATCAGTACCTCGACAAGCCCATGCAGATGAACAGAAAGAACACCAACGCCGGCGGCTACGACGGCAGCGATCTCCGCAAGGACCTGAACACCGGCAAGATCCTCGACGAGTTCGCGCCCCTGGAGCTGGTGCCCTTCGAGAACGGCGACCTGCTCCGCCTGCCCTTCTATGGCGAGATGTTCGGGCACGACGACTGGTACAACTCCGGCGCCGTGGAGCCTGACAACTGCGAGCAGTGGCCTCTGATGAAGGAACGCGCCAACCGCATCGCCGAACGCAAGGGCGAGAGCTACGAGTGGGGATGGCTCCAGAACAAGTACGTCCGGTCCGCGACGAATTTCTGCATTGTCCACCTCGACGGCTATGCCCGCTACTGGGCCGCCTCGAACTCCATCGGCGTCCGCCCGGCTTTCCTGATCAAATTATCATAAATCCCGGGGGCCTCGTGCCCCCGCTATAGACTATCTACAAAGCAAGGAGGACAACGATGGAGCCTATCACTATATGCTGGGAGACCGGCTACATGACCATCAACCCGGACGCCTTTTTCCCAACAAGTGCAGCCAGGATCCGGAAGCTCCTCCGGGTGGTCGCCCTGGACTTTGAGCATCAGGACGACATCCGGATGCAGCTGGCCGGGGCCTGCGAGAGCCGCGCCCAGGAGATCCTGGACGGCCGCAAGAGCCTCGCCAACGAGGCAGTAAACCACCACCAAAAAGCGGCGGACCTGGAGCCGCAGATCGAGACGGCCAAGCGCCGGATCACTACCCTCCGGGCCTGCATCAAAGAGCAGCCGAAGAAGGCCCGACAGCTGGGCTACCCTGAACGGCTGCACGAGGAGCGGGAGCAGCTGAAGAAGCTGACCGCCGAGCGCTCCGGAGCCCTCTCAGCCTTCCGGAAGAAAAAGCGCGAGTTCGAGGCCGCTGAGGCCACGGCTGAGAAATTAAGACAGAACGCGGAGGTGCTGAGACCATGACCAACACAGCGGAAAAACTCACCCTGCCCCTGTTCATGGTCAAGCACAACGGCGACCTCCTGATCTCGACCGGCCGCAGCCGCTTCGAGACCTCCTGGAAAAATAAGACCATGAGCTGGGCGGCTCTCCTGAATAAGCTCTCCCGCTCCATGGAGACCACGGAGACCCACGCCGAGTACATGAAGATGAGCAAGGAGCAGCAGGACAAGATCAAGGACATCGGCGGCTTCGTCGGCGGTCATCTGAGGGATGGCCGCCGCAAGACCGGCTACGTCACGGCCCGCCAGCTGCTCACCCTCGACCTGGACTTCCCTCCGGCCGAGTTCTGGGACAACATCATCGACAACCTGGAGATCGACAACGCCCTGGCGGTCTACTCCACACATAAGCACACCAAGGCGAAGCCCCGCTACCGTCTGATCATGCCCCTCGACAGAGAGGTCACGCCGGACGAGTACGAGGCCATCGCCCGCAAGATCGCCGAGAAGATCGGCATCGACTACTTCGACGACTCCACCTTCCAGCCGACCCGTCTGATGTACTGGCCGAGCCATAGCGTGGACGTCGAGCCCTTCTTCCAATACTACGACGCCCCCTTCCTGGCGGCCGACTCCATCCTGGCCGAGTACCCGGACTGGACCGACACCAGCTACTGGCCGGAGTCGTCCCGCATGGTGGGCATCAGAAAAAGAGACGCCGACCGGCAGGGCGATCCTCGTGAGAAAAAGCACATCGTCGGTATTTTCTGCCGCACCTACAGCATCACCGAGGCCATCGCCAAGTTCCTACCGGACGTCTACACCCAGACGGCCAAAGAGGACCGATACACCTACGCAGCCGGCTCAACTGCTGCCGGCCTCGTGGTCTATGACGGCGACGTCTTCGCCTATTCCAACCATAGCACCGACCCGGCCGGCGGCCAGCTCTCCAACGCCTTCGACCTGGTCCGCATCCACAAGTTCGGACATCTGGACGAGGGCAAGGAAGGCAAGAGCGGCAAAGACCTCCCGAGCTTCAAGGCCATGGCCGACATGGCCAGAGACGACGAGGGCTGCAAACGAACAGCCGCGAGCGAACAAGCGGCGAACGCTCGCCAAGAGTTCGCTCAGCTGGAGGAGTCCCCGGAGGACTGGGCCCTTCTGCTGGAGCGCAACGCCAAGATGGAGGTCTGCCCGACCCTCGTCAATGCCGTGCTGATCGTGCAGCATGATGAAGGCCTCCAGAACATCGCCTACAACGATCTGAAGCAGGCCATCGAAAAGACCGGGCCGCTGCCATGGCGAAATGACGGCGGCACCTGGAGAGACGCCGACGACGCGCAGCTCCTGGCGTACATGAACAGAGTCTACCAGTCCCGCTTCACCAACTCGGCCGTCGTCACGGCACTGACCAAGGTGGCCGACGACCGGCACTTCAATCCCCTGCGGGAATACATCCAGGCGCTGCCGGAGTGGGACGGCGTGGCCAGAGTGGACACGCTGCTGATCGACTACCTGGGCGCCGAGGACACCGCCTACACCCGAGCCGTGACCCGCAAGACTCTGGTCGGAGCTGTCCAGCGCGTGCTGCAGCCCGGGTGCAAGTTCGACACCATGCTCGTGCTCGACGGCCCTCCGGGCATCGGCAAGAGCACCCTGCTCCGGAAGCTGGGCGGCGAATGGTTTGACGACTCCCTCAGCCTGGCCGACACCAGGGACAAGACCGCAGCCGAAAAGCTCCAGGGCAAGTGGATCATGGAGATCGGCGAGATGCAGGGCACCCGCAAGGCCGACATCGACATCGTCAAGGGCTTCCTCAGCCGTCAGGACGACGCCTACCGTGCAGCATACGGCCGCGTGGTGCAGAGCCACCCGAGGACCTGCATCATCTGCGGCACTACTAACAGCACCGACGGCTTCCTGAGAGATACTACCGGCAACCGGCGCTTCTGGCCCGTGCCCGTGAAGAAGGGCCGCCTCAGCGTCTGGGAGATGACCGAGGAAACCCGCGCCCAGATCTGGGCCGAGGCCATGATCTTCGTGGCTGAGGGCGAGACGACCTACCTGGACTACGAGCTGGAGCGCGAGGCAGCGAGGATGCAGCTGAACGCCCTGGAGTTCGACGAGCGCGAGGGCGAGGTGGCCGAGTATCTGGACACCCTGCTGCCGGCGGACTGGTACAACTGGGATCTGAGTCAGCGCGTGGACTACTTCCAGCAGCGTGACGTCCTGAGCCCTACCATCGAGGGCACGATGCAGCGCACGCGAGTCAGCACCAAGGAGATCTACTGCGAGTGCCTGGGACTTCCGTGGGCCCGTTTTACGCGGCAGGATGGCGACCGGATCAAGACCATGCTGCTGAGGATCGGCGGCTGGAAAAGCGGCAGCAAGCTGGAAAAGGTGCCAGGCTATGGCCCGCAGCGTTGTTACCACCGGAGCACGGGTAACGATTAAGTTGTTACCCGTGCACGGTTGGAGGCTCACAAGGTAACAACCGCTTGTTATCAAGTTGTTGTTACCACCAAAAACCTCGATATTTTCGGCAAGGTAACAAGGTAACAAAGAAAACCCTAATATTTTAATTATTTGAATATAGACAACGAAAACCGCGCCCGAGAGCGCCCGCACAGACATATACGCGCGAGAGTGAATAGTTGTTACGGAGGATCCAAAGATGGAAAAACGAGAACGAGACATAGAGAGCGGCCTTCGGAGGTCGGTCGAGAGAATGGGCGGCAAGTTTATGAAGTTCACAAGCCCCGGGAACGACGGCGTGCCCGACCGGATCGCCGTCCTACCGGGTGGCCGGGTATGGTTTGTAGAGCTGAAGCGCGAGGGTGAGAAGCCCACGGCCATCCAGAAGTGGCAGATAGAGCAGCTGCGGAAGCTGGGCTGCAACGTGGCAGTGATCGCAGGCATGAAGGAGGCGCGAGCCTGGATCTGGGAGGTGATCGGATAATGCCGGTATATGGAAATTGCGACCACTGCGGCGCCCCCATAAGTATGCC